CAAGAATATTTCCATGGGGATCAACAAATGCCTCTGTGAACATGTTTGACCTTAGATACCAATTGAGATTGCATGAGTTATATGACTTCACAAGCACGTCATATGTAAACTATGCGATGACTCAGCAACATATCAGAACCCTTGATCTATTGTTTTCCGGTGAAACACCAATTCGTTTTAACAGACACACAGATAGATTGTATATTGATTGGGATTGGAATACAAAGGTTGATGTGGATGAATGGATCATCATTGAGGGATTCATTATCGTTGATCCAGACGTATATACAGACGTTTATAATGACAGACTTCTCAAGAAACTCCTTACAGCATATCTCAAGAGACAGTGGGGAACAAATATGAAGAAGTTTGAGGGTATGCAATTACCAGGTGGCATCAAGATGAATGGTCAGCAGATTTATAATGAAGCAATCCAGGAGATTGCTGAGATTGAAGACCTGATTAGAAAATCTCACGAGGAACCTCCGATGTGGATTTTAGGGTAGGACACTCGTTTGTGTACTAAATACTCCTATAAACCATAGGAGGTTGTTATGGAAAAAACTGGATTCATTTATATTTGGTATGATCGTAAACGCAAGATGTATTATATTGGTTGTCATTTAGGTACTGAGGATGATGGTTATATTTGCTCAAATAATAGAATGAGGGATGCTTATAGGAGACGACCAAATGATTTTAAAAGGAAAATATTACATCGTAAACTAACTAAAGAAAATATTTTTGAACAGGAACATAAATGGTTGCAATTGATACCTGATGATCAACTTGGAAAGAAGTATTACAACCTTAGGAAACATAAATGGGGTCATTGGTCTACTGATATAAATTCATCACTGACGATAAAACAAAAACTTTCCGAGGCATCTAAGAAATTACACCAGGACCCAATTTATAGAGAAAAATTCCTAGAAGGTCGGAAGAAATTACCACCACAAACAAAAGAACAAATTGAAAAAAGGGCAAGATCAAATACAGGCAAAAAACTATCTGAAGAAACAAAAAGGAAAATATCTGAAGCAACTAAAGGTAAAATTTGTGGGCCTTTATCTAAAGAACACAAAGAAAAATTGAGCAAAGCACTTTCTGGTAAAAATAATCCCTTTTATGGTAAACAACACGATCCTGAAAAGAAAAAAGAAATGAATGAAAAAACCAGTAGAACCATGAAAGGTAAAATTCCTAAAAACATTGATATGTTCAAAGGTAGTATTTGGTGGAATAATGGCACCATAAATAAACGATCCAAAGAATGCCCAGGACATGAATGGAACAAAGGAATGATATAAATTGCCCGTAAACAAATATTTTAGTAATTTTTCAGTCTCAAAAATCAATGAACAAAGATTGTTTGAGGATTTGGTTGTTGAATCAATCAAAATGCACGGTCACGACGTTTGGTATCTTCCCAGAGAATCCTGGGATGAGACTGACCAACTGTTTGGTGAAAATGTAAACTCAAGATTTGAGCGTGCATATCAGATTGAAGTGTATATTGCCAACGTCGATGGATGGTTAGGAGATGGTGATTTTTTCAGTAAGTTGGGTCTTGAAGTTCGTGATAATGCAAATTTCATTCTATCCAGACGATCATTTGATAAAATTATTCCAAACAGCATTGCTATTCGACCAAGAGAAGGTGATCTATTATACATTCCTTTGATGAACAAGATTTTTGAAATCAAGTTCGTTGAAGAGGATAATATGTACTTCTCAGCAGGTAACAGACTTCCATATGTCTATGAATTGCGTTGTGAAGCATTCCGTTACAGCAACGAAATTATCGATGTTGGTCTGGATGAAATCGACAGTATCGACACAGATACCTCTTACACAGTACAGATGACAGTTTCTGGTAGTGGAAACTTTATCATTGGTGAAACTGTTTACCAAGGTTCAAACCTTGCTTACTCAACAATGCACGCAGTTGTAAGTGATTGGGATAGTGCAAACAACAAACTCAACCTTATCGAAATCGTGGGTGAAATTTCCGGAAATGCAAATCTTGTTGGTGCAAACTCTGGTACAACCTACTCTGTTACACTTACAGATACAATTGGAGATTATGTTTGGTACGATCAGTGGGACAATAAACAAATACAAGATGAAGCTAATACATTTGTTGATTTGAGTGAAGTAAATGTTTTTGGTATGCCATAAGGAAATAATAGATGCT